AATCTGATGATGCAAGGGAAGGTGCTAGTAGACGGTGACATTGTAGCGTATAGAGCAGCCTTCTCAACTCAGGACATGTTCCCTCAAGATGCAGAAGATAAGGTTGATGATCTTATGGACTACATCTTGGGGGAGACACTGATGTTCCCTTTCCCAGAAGACTATGAAGTGTATTTAACTGGGTCAGGTAACTTCAGGTACGACATTGCAAAGTCAGCCCCATACAAGGGAAACAGGAGTGGAGTAGAAAAGCCTCTCCATCTGCCTGTGACCAGAGGGCGATTAGTAAGTAAATGGGGTGCTACTGTAAGTGAGGGCGAAGAAGCTGACGATCTTATAGCTATTGCGGCCACATACTACGGCCATGATACTGTCGTTGCTTCTATAGACAAAGACATGCTTCAGATCCCTTGCAAGCATTTTAACTTTGCTACTGGTGCTTGGACTACTGTTACTGAGTTCGAGGGATTGCGTTTCTTCTATAAACAGATCCTGACTGGGGATAGGGCCGACAATATCATGGGTCTCTATCGTGTTGGTCCAGTCAAGGCTGAGAAGATGCTGCAAGACTGTAATAGTGAAAAGAGCCTATGGGAGACAGTCCTGAAGGCTTATGATGGCGACAAAGAACGTGTAGTAGAAAATGCTCGTTTGTTGTGGCTGAGACGAGAAAAGGGCGAGATATGGGAACCTCCCAAGGTATAAAGTATGGCTACCGATCTGGCCTTGAGTCAAAAGTATCTGCCCAACTGAATGAAGCTGGGGTTAGCTTCGAGTACGAGACCTTCAAGATTGAGTATCAGGTAAATGAGACACGGAAGTACACCCCAGACTTCAGACTTCCTAATGGCATTATTGTCGAGACCAAGGGTAGGTTTATTTCTGACGACAGAAAGAAGCACCTGTTAGTACAACAGCAACACCCTGACCTTGACATCAGGTTTGTCTTTAGTAATTCTAAAGCCAAGTTGAATAAAGGGGCTAAGTCAACGTATGCGGATTGGTGCATCAAGCATGGGTTCTTATATGCTGATAAGACAATCCCAGAGGAGTGGTTAAATGAAACTTCTTAATAGCGTAAACTATCGTTCCCTTTTAGGTACACCCTATACACCAGAGGAGATTGACTTACATGAAGATGCTGGCCGTATTTGGGCAACTATTGCAAAGTGTAAAAGGGAAGCTCAAGAAGAGGGACGAAGACTTTGGGACGATGGTTACTGGGCAGGTGTCCACGACAGAAAGTACCTCGACTAAAACCTTGATCTGGGGCGTTATGGATGGCCCATACAACATCGAAGACTTCCCAGAAGAAGATATCGACTACATGGGTATCGAAGAAGGTTACGAGTGGATGATCGTATGTAAGATCGAAGAGAATGGTGCCATTGGTTTAGCTAACTTCTGGTATCAGACCCTAGATGAAGCCTTAGCTGTTAAATACTACTTCGACAGCAACATAGAACCACTGGAGATTGATAGTGACTAAAAAGACAGCCGTGGTGTTCTCTTGCGCCCACAGTGACCCTGCTGTAAACAATGAGCGTTTTGATTGGTTGGGTCGTTTCCTATATGACTTGAAACCTGACTTGGTGATTGACTTGGGTGATGGCGCTGACATGCGGTCGCTTAACACATACGACACTCGTTACCCACAGTCTATTGTTGCCCAGAGTTACGAAGGTGACATCAATACATACAATGATGCTCAGGAGCGTCTGCGTCACCCTTTCAAGTATCACAAGCGTAAGCGTCCCTTCTGGATAGGCTTTGAGGGCAACCATGAAAACAGGATCAAAAAAGCTATCGCGCACGACCCAAGACTTGAGGGACAAAAGTACGGGGTATCCTTCAGCCATCTTCAAACAAAAGTCTGGTTCGACGAGTACCATGAGTACAGGAATAGCGCCCCCTCCATCGCTGATTACTGTGGCGTATCATACGCTCATTACTTTAGTTCTGGTAATTATGGTTCAGCTACTTCTGGTCTACATCACGCTTATACCGTCATCCAGAACCGCAACCATAGCTCTACTTGTGGTCACAGCCATAAGCGTTCTGTTTACTTTAAGGACTCTGCTCATCCTAACCCAATCATTGGTATGGTGGTGGGTTGCTTCAAAGGGGAAGAAGAAAGCTGGGCAGGACAAGCCAACAACGAGTGGTGGCATGGGGTGGTAGTCAAGCGTGAGCTAGAGAATGGCGTCTACGAGCCTGAGTTCGTGTCTATGGACCGTTTGGAGAAAATGTATGGATAAGCCTAAATTTGCACCCTCTCTAGAGACGGGACAGATCGTTGAGATTAACGGCCAGAAATTCTTCGTAGATGAAATTCTATACTACATGCCACAGAACATGGGGGACAAGAATGTCATCTCCAAGTTGGTGCTATTGGGTGTGAGGGATTAGGATGGGTAAGAGGTCCAACTTTGATAGGGTGCCTAGAGACTACTACCCGACCCCTATCGAAGCTGTAGAGCCTCTGATCGACCACTTACCGTATAGTTTTGATTATGTAGAACCCTGTGCTGGGGACGGTAGGCTGGTCGATCATATTACTAAGTTGACAGGGGGTGCTGGGGAATGCCTCTACATGGGCGACATAGAACCTCAAGACCCCCGAGTTAAGCTGTGTGATGCTCTTCAGCTAGACTTAGGTGGCTATGGTGTAATTGATCTGTGTATCACTAACCCACCTTGGGACAGAAAGTTTCTGCACCCATTTATTGAACACTGGCTTGACATCTGCCCCACATGGCTGCTATTTGATGCTGACTGGATGCACACTAAGCAGTCTGCTATGTATATGACCTACTGTCGGAGCATCGTCTCTGTTGGTCGTGTCAAGTGGATTGAAGACAGTGCAAGCACAGGCAAAGATAATTGCTGCTGGTATCTCTTTGATGCTCGTGGTGGGTTCGAGACACACTTCCACGGAAGGATGGTATAAGATGATAAATGAATATGACCTAGATGCTTTTGGCTATGGCTACTGGTCAGCCACAGAGGTTAAGCCTATCCCTATGACAGTGTCTCAGATGGTACGAGAGTTCTCTGTTAAGACGGAACAGTTGCCTCAGCCTTATCTTTATGCTGCCTTGATTGCTGAAGAGGCTGACGAGTGGCGTTCTGAGTATCAGCGTGATACTGGCCCTGAGCAACTCAAAGAACTGGCTGACCTAGTCTATGTGGTCTATGGTTTTGCTAATGCTAAGGGTTGGGACTTGGATGAGGCAGTTCGTCGTGTCCACATCAATAACGTAGGCCGCTGCATCCAGCCTGATGGATCTATTCAGCGACGGGCTGATGGTAAGATCCTAAAGAACCCAGACTATCCGAAAGTAAACCTAAACGACCTTGTATAAGCGCAGAACAATAAGAGGCTCTGATGAATAACTATCTACCTACTGACTACCAAGCCTTCATCCATACTAGCCGTTACTCTCGCTGGCTACCTGAAGAAAACCGCCGTGAGAACTGGGGAGAGACTGTCTCCCGCTACATCAGCAATGTTGTCGTTAATGTTACCCGTGACGAAGTTGTAGTAAGTGACATTGAAGAGGCCATCCTTAGCCTTGACGTAATGCCATCCATGCGGGCTATGATGACCTCTGGTCCTGCCTTAGAGCGTGACAACACTTGTGCCTACAACTGTAGCTACCTGCCTGTAGACGACCCTAAAGCATTCGATGAGGCTATGTTCATCTTGCTCTGTGGCACAGGCGTAGGCTTCTCTGTAGAGCGGCAGTATGTCAACAAGCTACCTGAAGTGCCTGAGCGTCTGTTTGCCTCTGAGGACACCATTGTAGTGGCTGATAGCAAGGAAGGTTGGGCTAAGGCATATCGTAAGCTCTTGGCTCTCCTGTGGGCTGGTGAAGTGCCTAAGTGGGACGTATCTAAGGTTCGCCCTGCTGGCGCTAAACTCAAGACCTTTGGTGGTCGTGCGTCTGGTCCTGCCCCCTTGGTGGAACTGTTCAACTTCACTATCGCCAAGTTCAAGGCTGCTGCTGGTCGTAAGCTCTCCTCTATTGAGTGCCACGACATTATGTGCAAGATTGGTGAGGTTGTCGTTGTCGGAGGTGTTCGTCGCTCTGCAATGATCTCTCTGTCTAACCTTAGTGATGATCGTATGCGTCACGCTAAGAGTGGTCAGTGGTGGGAGAACCAAGGTCAACGGGCATTGGCTAACAACTCTACCAGCTACACTGA